CCGCTATCCGTTATTGTGAATTTGCTTTTTACTGAAGGTATATCGGTTCCACTTCCGTTATCCAAAAGCGTAATAAGGGCTTTTATAGAGGCATTATCCAACCCTTGTCCACTGTCTGTAATGGTTAAGCGATTTCTAATAGACGGCGTGTCCACTCCACTACCGCTATCGGTTATTATAAATCCTGCTTTAGTAGAAATTAAGTCGCTTCCCGATCCATTATCCAAAATATTGAGGATAGCTTTTAACGTTTCATTGTCCACTCCGCTACCGCTATCGGTGATGGCAAGTTTGTTTTTAATTGATGGTATGTCGGTTCCGACTCCATTATCTTGAATAATTGTCCCTGCGTTAGAAACAACTACACTCTCGCCCGAGGCTTCCGTGTAATAAACCGTGATGCGGATGTGGTCAACATTGGCATTAGTAGTACCCGTTGCAAAAGTTTGAACTTCAACCAAAATCCCATTTATTGTTGCACCAGTAGGAATAGAAAAACCGAAATTAGTGGCTTTTAGATAATGACTTCCTGAAAGACCATTAATAGAAAAAGCAACTCCAAAACCAGAATCATTTATATCTGACGCCGCCCAAGATAGCCCACCTAAATATGTTGACCCACCAGACGAAGGGAATGAGAGATAGGTAAGAGTAGTTGGTAAATGAGAAGCGAAAGTGATTTCTTCTGTCCCAGAAATTGAACCTCCTTTTACAATTTTAAGACTATTAAACGAAATTCTCCCCACATCTGGTGTATCAACCACTGCTACTGCATACACACCATCACTCACCTTTGCATTATCTGGGTCAGTCCACGCCACAGTTCCGACTGTTGCGTCGTCTGCCATTGTGCCTGGACTTAATGCACCACTGTCCGTGTTAATACCACTGGCGCCACCGCTATCCGTAATATTCAATTTATTTTTTATTGAAAGAACATCCGCTCCGGCTCCGCTTTCGGTAACGCTAAATTTTGATTTTATGGAAACTGTATCGGCTCCCGCGCCGGTGTCGGTTACGGATTTTGCGGTTACACCCGCAACAAAAGTCATACTCGTTCCACTATCAGCCAAAACAAATTTATGGACTGTTTCTGAACCGACCGTTGTTTTTGTTCCACCTGTGCAATTTCCAAAATCTGCTGTTGTATAACGGATTATGACAATGCCAGAACCACCTTTCCCGCCAGTTTTTGTCCCGTTATTGTTAAATGACGCTCCGCCGCCGCCACCGCCAGTATTTGAAGTTCCGGGATTTCCGTCAGCATTAATAGTTCCAGCATTGCCTCCTCCACCACTTCCGCCAGAACCAGGAGTACCAATCGCAGAACTAGCCCAGGTTCCTCCGCCTCCCCCTCCTGCATAATAATCAGTAGAGTCATCTAATAATGTATTTGATAATCCGTCGCCACCTTTACCGCCAGTTGGAGTTGTTCCATTTCCATTAACTCCAACAGCAGACGCTCCGCCACCGCCACCAGCTCCTTCGTTAGAAACAGCGTTACCAACACCGCCATCATATCCCTGAGAACCGTGCCCGTGCCCACCATTATTGCCTGCTCCACCGCCACCAGAACCACCATCAGCCCCTATATTAGCTGGTGCTGTCTGCGAACCTCCACCACCGCCGCCAGTAGCGGTTATTGTTGAAAAAATAGAGTCAGCTCCATTTGAACCTTTGGAAGTTCTTGAAGAAGAACCAACGCCACCATCTCCAACTGTTATAGTATATGATTGATAACCAACAGTAAAAGAAGCATTATATTGATAACCTCCACCACCTCCACCACCGCCGCCAGTAGAGTTGGCTAATCCACCTCCACCGCCCCCCCCACCAGCAACAACTAATACTTTTATATTTGGCATATTATAATTTCCTTTCTAACTCTTCCGAAACATCCGTGAGAGCTTTGGTTAATAATTCCTTAAAGTCTTTAAGTTGGTTTTTAACATCAGTCCGTAAATTAAAATTTAATGACACTTCACCTTTTGTATAAGAGAAATTTTTGCTCGTGGTATTGTTCGTAATTAGATTTTTTTTATTAAAATTTAATGACATATTAATTAGCTATAAATAATAACCGCTTCTGGTTTTTAAGAAAGAAATTGGAATTGAAGTTGAACATAATTAATTACCTATCCCTGCTCCCATAAATATTCTATTGTAAAGGAGCAAAGGAGATAATCAATTATGAAAGCGTAATTTGTAAAGAAATTTCCCAAACTTGCCCTGAGACTTTTGTGCCTTGAGATGAGCATTTTCTGTTTAAAGCGTTTGCTCCGACATTTGATGTTCCGATAATAAATTCTTCCCAAGCGAAATTTCCAGTCGAGCCGTCAAAAGAGGATTTCCATGTAGCTAATTGGCTTGTGCCGTAAGTTGGGAAAGAAGCCATCATAGCCACATAAGCCTTATTGGTAGCGGCTTGCAGTCCGGTTTGAGCGGCGGCGGCAGCGGTAGCTGAATCACCTACGCCGATAAAGGCAGTGGCGTTATCGTATTTAATGCCTCCAGTTCCTGCGATGAGCGTTAAGAGGTTATTTATACCCCCGTTTAAGAGGCAATTCCTGTCAACCTGACTGAATTGCTCGGCCCCGAATAAGCTTAGAGCCTCGGCCTTGGAATAGACCTTAGAAGCCAGTTTATCGGTTTCTGAAGCGTATCTGGTTATATGCCAGATAGCTTTTTCAAACGCTCTCTCTAAAATAGTCGATTGATGAGCAACGGCGATATTATCAGCGCCCCTGCCTTTGTCTTGTGTGTTCATAAATTATTGTTTTAAAATTTTATTAATTTCTTTCTCGGATAAGCCCAGCTCGGCGAGTTTCGCCTTGTGAGGCTCAAGGGCTTTGTCCACTTTTTGCGCTACTTCTTTGTCGGTCAAACCCAAAGACTTCAATTGAACGATGTAGTCGTCAATTGAAACTTCTTTGTAGGCTTGTAAGGTCGTGTCATAGACGGAAACCGATTTGATTTCCGGCAGATTTTTGATTGACATAGTTTTTTTAGTTAATTAATTATTTAAAAAAGATTTACTTCTTCAGAGGTAATGACAACCGGTCTAACCGTGGAGCGAGAGGAATAATATTCTTTAATTTTGTTTTCCAATTCAATTAATTCATTTTTTAAAACAGTCGCCTTATTAAATTTTTCTTTCGCAAGGCAATAAATGTGAGCCGCGCGGTTAGAAAGATAATCTTGCGCGAATACCGGCAACTTCGGGCTGTCCGAAGTGCCGACTAATTGGGTTATTTCTTCTTGAATATAGAATTCAATGCCGTCCGTTACAGTTTCAAAAGCTGAAGCATAATAGAAAATAATCTTGAACGTTCCCTTAATATCGATGAGGTCAAACTCCGGATTGGCAGGTTTGTAAACTTCCATATCAACCAAAACTTCTTTGGGGTCGCGCTGGGTGGCCTTTAAATAATCCGTGGCGCTTAGGGTTGGCTTTATTCTTACTTCATTAATTTTGAATAAATTAGAGGGAAGATCATAATCGCTTCTGCCCGCGATTAAATCCGTTGTGATTATGTTTCCGTTAACCTGGAAATCATCATTTACGGATATAGCAATGGCAATAATTTCGGCGTAAGCTTTGTTTAAATTCCTATCCAAATCAGTGTCGCCATATTGGGTGTTTGCGCTGTCTCCGAAAACAAGAAATCTTGTATCGGCTCTTAAATTCGTTAACGTCACTTTTTTATAGTTAAAGATTAATTACACTAATCGGCCCCTATAAAGAGGCCGGAAGTAAAATCAAACTTTAGCTTCTTCAGCGTCAGCTTCCACTTCAGCGGCTAGTGCGGCTGATAATAGCGTTTCTAATTCTTCTTTTTTTGCTTTAGGGTCAAATTCAAGCCCTTTGGCCGTTAATTCATCCACAATTTCTTTTTTTGTTTTTTTGGGTTGCTCAGCCTCGCCGTCTTGGATTTCTTCGGCGGGTGTTTCTTTTTTGTCCAAGCCGCGAAGTCTGCGCGCTTCGGCGGCGGAGACATAGCGTCCGTTGACTGAATACATTTGAGACATAGTTTTATGATTAATTAATTATACTGTTCTGCCCGTCTCGTAAGACGAGCAGAGAGTATCGTCAATTAGTTAGGTTGTTCCATCACTTCCATACCATTCCAGGGGAAGGTTAACTATCCCTTGTTTCCAAAAGCCGGTGCAATTGGTGCGGATAGCTTCGTTATTCTGTTTAATCGGTTCTCTCATGGTCGGATATTCACCAATACCGATAACAACTGAATTTCCTAATGCGAATTTGGAATCCCTTAAAAACCAATATTTCTTATTGGCTGCGGTGATATAAGGGGTCTCAATAATGGTAAATTCACCCTCGTAGATATTGATGTCGTTGACCGCGGTCGGGGAAATGTTAAAGGCGAACAGCTTTTTCGCTGTGCGGGCCGCTGCGCTGCCTTTTTTAACTATGATGGTGTCATAGCTCATTGGCATCGGTCTGCCTGCGGCATCTTGCATCGCTCCGCCAAATTCCACTGCGGCATCAATAACTGCTCCAGCTGAGTCTAAAGCAGCAGTACCTGAGTTATCAAAAGTTGCGGCTCCGGCCGTATTCCAGGAATGAGTGCCGCAAAGTTCAACGCTGTCCGGCGCCAAGTATTCCGATGCTGAATCAAAGGCATGGTTTAAGAAGTAAAACGCCTGCGTCAAAAAAAGGTTAATGTTGTCCACTAACAGTTGATTTCTCTTGCGTATTAACGCGGTGTCAACCTTCATAGTAGCGTCGTTGGCTTCTCGGCGATATTCTGCTTCGTCCAATTCTATCGCTCCGCCAAAACGCTCTTCTTCAATCTGAACGGAATAACCGTCTTGTAAGGCCAGGGTTGGCGGGGTTTCTGCATTTGCCAGTTTCCTTGAACCGCCTAAGCCTTCGGTTGAGGTAAATTTCTCAAACACCTCGGTGGTGTTGTAAAAGTCAAAGATACGCATGTCTTGATAACTCCGGATTTTTTCGCTCGCGGCGTTATCAAAAGACTTTTTGATACCCTTGACTCTTTGTAATGCATATTCGTAAAGCATAATTGTAGGGTAAGTAAATTAAAGACTTTAAAAAGCTTAATGCTTAGAAAAGAGGTTTGTTTATTCTGACGCTGATATCATTGGCAGAGCCGACAACTCCGGCTTTCTCACTGATGTCTACTTTTAGAACATCAGTTGCGGAAGCGCCAACATCAATATACTGATTGGTATCGGTGATATCAACTTCAGTGCCTTTATAAGAAGCGGCAAATACCGCGTCTCCTGTGCCTTTAAGGGTAAAGTCGTTGCCGACAGTAACCTCGCAAATAGTTTCTCCGCTAGCTGATCCGTCAGGACACCAGCCGATAGCCGTTGAAGCTGCGGCCGCCTTAACAATCAGCCCGGTAGTCATAGTTACTAAATCACCGGCCGCAATTACTGTGGCCGACGCAATAGCACACTTGACTGTGCGGACTTTTTCGCCGTTCGCTAATCTAAATTTCATAAAGGTTTAGTTAATTAATTAAGATTTCTGGGATTTAAAACCGTTTGGTAAATCGCGTGAAAGTTCTTCAGCGACTTTATCATCTTCGGTTTTCTGCTCGCCAGGCATAAACCTGGTCCCGGGAGCTTTGGTTGCTCCGGCTAAACGCTTATCGACGTCAATCGTCTTCATATAAGCGGCGGCAATAGGATTTTTTTCAAGGGTTTCCTCAAAACTTTTCCCGCTTGCTTTTGCCAGAGCGTTTATGTTCGTGTATTCCTCATCATTTAAATGAGTATACCGCTGACGCTGGCCAAAGTCTTTTAAATCGTCTTTGGTCACGTAGTTTTGTTCCCCTTTGGGAGATAACTTTTCCCCAGTTTTGGGGTCAAATCCCGCTTTAGTAAGGTTTCCTTTGTAAAACTCTTTGGCTTTCAAATGTTTTACTTTGTCCTCATGCAAGCTGGCTTTGAATTCCTCACTTTTAAGCTCTCTCGCCACCATTTTATCAACTAACTCTTCGTTGCCTTCATAAGTAATCCCTAACTCGGTGGTGATTTCAGCTTTTAAAGTTTCCGCGTCTTTCGGAGCAAATTGTTTGATAGTCATTTGACTATGATCCGTTTTAAGGCGCATTTGCCCCTTAAGTACGGCGTATTATTTAATTAATAACAGCTACAATATCTTTTTCCTCTACGGCAAAATAGGTGATATTTTCCGAATTTTTATCTTCTAAAATTTCCGTTAGATAATCATATCTGGCCGCTCTGGTCGCTCCCATTAATACCCTATCGCCAATTTTTATTTCTTTAACATCCGGACCGGTAGAGATAACCATTAAAGGAGCTTTTTTTATCCAATTATCTTTTTCAGAATACTGCTCCGTTTTCAAAAGAGTAATCCCGCTAGGCGTTGGCCTTTCAGCCCTTATTAAAACAAAATTATTCTTGGCTTGAATTTTCATATCTTGAAATTAAGAAATTAATGATTTTATCGAGCTCACGTCTGGCTGTTTCCAGCCTTTTAAATTCCTGACCGGCAACTTTATCCTCTAAGGTCAAATCAATCGCGTCTCTCTTGGCTTCAAGGTCTTTTAGGTTGGATAAAAAATAGTTAATAATTAATTGCCCCTGGTCGCTTCGGACGGCTTTGTCCAACTTTTCTAATTGGTCGGTGTTGTTTAAATCCATATTATTGCGTTATGCCCTCGGTAGCCGAAGGTTCCTTCATTGGCAAATTATTATTTGGCTTATTTGGCATCGTATTATTATTCGGCATTGCCATGGCCGGTGCGCGGTATTTTATTGGTTTAAAACCTAATAACCCTTCAATTTCTACTAAGCGCTCTTGATTACCCGGATCTTGCATAATGGCTGGGTTAGAGCGGTATTCCATAATCTTTAGTCCGTTGGCAATTCTCATCTGCTTATTAAACATTTCATTGGTCGGAATGATGGTCATATACAGATCCACATCCTTGAAAAAATCTTTTTCAATCGTCAAAAACAGTTTTGGTTTCTTTAAAATTTCTTCTTTTTTGGTCTGTTTGGCAAAATCTATTTCTTCTTTTGTTGGCGAACCGCCATTAGGTGTAAGGGCAATCATTTTCATATAATTCGTAACCGCCCAAGTGTTAAGATAAGAGTCAACCATTTTCTCAATATACGAGCTGTCGCCGGTTATTTGCACAATCTCATCGGCTTTCATATCCTTCACTAAATCAGGAATTACCCACCGGCTGAAAACGGCGGTTTTCCATAAAGCGAATTTCTCTCGCTTGTAATTATAGTAAAGACCGATTTTTTCATTCTGAATAGCAATGGCGGTAGCAGAAGTTGACGAGGGTAAAGATTCGCCGCTGGCAATTTCGAAAGCTTTTAAGGCCTTGGTTAATTCGGTGATGTTGCGGTTCCATTCCTCGGCAAATAAACTTAAATTCGGAAAGACGTTATTTAAAATGTTCAAGCCCTGCGTTTTAATAATCTGGCCATTCTTCACGGCTGATAAAATATTCTTTCCGGCAATACTTTCGTCCGGCGACCAGAATAGGATTTTACTGGCTATCTTCATTACTCCCCTTATCTGATTGCCCAACTCATTGGCGCGGTTCTGGTAAGGCATACCGATTTCACGATAGCCCATCCCCCAAAATCTGCCGGTATATTTTCCCAGACGGGCGCTCTCATAAGGCTTGTAACGTGTAATTTTTAATCTTTTGGTTATCTTAATGGTCTTGGGTATCAATTCCTCGGCAAAAACTATTATTCCTTCGGTGGCTTTGGTGTTTGCGTCTTGGCTGTCTTCCGCCCTGGTCTTGCCGGTGATTGCCCGGACCATAATGGTTAAAGTCTGCACGTAAATTTTAATATCGTCTGCTTCTGGCTTATATTCAACGCCCATGGCTTCCTTTTTAACATTACCCAGTAATTCTTTGGACATTTCACCATAGCGGAAATAGGTCTCATAAAAAGGTATTTGATCGCTGCCTGCGTTGCACTCGTCAATAACCTTATCAATCTGTTTCCATTCTTTCATGACCCTCAATTCAGTTTGGTTTATGGTGTCTTTTTCCATTACCATAGTGTCCTCAAGACTCTTGGCGGAAATATCGCCTAAAATAATATTCTGCGGTAAAACTGGTTCGTAAATATCGGGCGAACCTTCTACTCGGCGCGCAATGATATTTCCGTCATCAATAAAATCCTCTATTTCTTCGTTTAATTTCGTGCCATGGTTGGTGTTCATTAAAAATCTTTGCAGTATGGATTTGGCGATTTCCTGTTGGGATTCATGCTCCGGCAATTCGGTGTAGGGTTCAAGGTTGGCGGTGTCTATATCAACGTTCGATATGGCGGTTTCAATGGCCGGGGTAACGATATCGTAAAATTCCCTATCATCATTCTGGCCGGGAGCCAATTCAGTCAGAAAGCCTCTGTTCTGGTGGGTCTTAACGTTTTGAATAACGTTATACATGCTGTGCTCAACCCTATTTGACAGCTTAATCGTGCCTTGTTCGTAATTACTGATTTCAGCCAAAAACAAACTGACTAAGCGGTCGCTATACGATTGGGTTTGATTATTTGTAGGGGGCGTCTTGATAATCTTCTTCATTTTGTTGCATTATATTTTGAAAATTTGATTGTTCGTTGGTCATTTGGTCTTTAACTAAAGAAGCATAGCGGTGAACATCGGCCGGGTGTGAAGACCAATCGTGATAAGGCTTGTCAATAAACATTCCCCGTTTGTCGTCCCATTCCTGATGATATTGGGAAACGGCGTCAAGCCAGATCCCACAATTCTTTTCGTCTATCCATAATTTTGACCAAAATAACTTTCCCTGCTCGATGCCTTTGTTGACCGTGATTTCTGGTGTTATTTCAAAATTCCAGCCCAAGCCTTTGGCAATATCGTGTCTGGTCATTCCTGAGCCTATCTCCGTGGCTCTGATGTCGTGCGGGGCAAAGTGCTTGCCGTAGACATAGGGTTTGTCTTTGCAGGCTTTTATGGCCTGCGGTATGCCGTCCTGGTGGCTGCCTTCCCAATAGTCAATCATTCTAAATTCATTCATCACGCACTGGTAAAAGCCGATGGCGAGTTTATTGCCGGTGCCTAAATCCCAAACATCATGGACTTTCAAGGCTCTGTCATAAGGAATCAGTCGGATGCGCTTGTCGTTCCTGGCTTGCTGGATTTCTCGGGCGTAATAGGCCCCTTTAACCGCGGCGGTAAATGAGCAATACCATTCCTGGTCAAACTCGTCCTGTGTCATCAACCCTTGGGCTACCAACCTGCGGTCATCATCCAGCGCCTGCCTAAGATTGTCTATGGTCTCGCCGACTTCATCTCTAAGGCTGTCGTCAATGGTTTTTAATACAGCGGTCCACTCAGGATTATTTAAGGCGACTTCATAAATTCTGTAAAATTCGTTTTTCCCTTTGGGAGTGCCAAAGAAAATCGCATATCCCAAATGGTCGGCTAAACATTTTGAAATAATTTCTGAAAAGATATTTGAAGGTTGCTGAGGGTATTCATCAAATCCCACTCCCCATAATGCCAAACCTCTTAAACTGTCCGGATTATCTGAACCGACTAAAAGGAGCTTAGAGCCATTAGGGTATTTAACGGTTAATTCTGATTCGTTATAAATAACGCCCGGGATGTCGCGCGAATACTTTTTAATAATATCCCAAGCAACTCTTTTGGCGAACTTGTAGGTCGGACCGATATAGGCAAATTGGCTTTCGGGAATTATGAGACAGTCTCTTTGCAGGTGGTTTAAAACAGCGGTGGTCTTACCGGCGCGCCGGTGTAAGACTAAAACTATCCAGCGTTTGGTTGTTTCGTGGAGGTTGGCCGCCCATTGGCGCGGGGTGTAAGGGATAATGATGTGTTGTTCTGCCATGAAATTAGCATTTTAATATCTCCGCCGTCTTCACCGGTTAATTGAGTCGGAATTAATTTTGCCTGTAGTTTATTATATTCAGCCATAGCAAATTTCTTTTCGTCAAAAG